TGATGAGGCTCCATAATCCCCTGTAGCTGATGAGGCTCCATAATCCCCTGTAGCTGATGAGGCTCCATAATCCCCTGTAGCTGATGCAAAACCGTGTCGCTCGTCTGATCCTGCCTCTTTGTTTACCTTACTCATGGTAAAATCAATAGCCATCTTTACAAGCCCTGCAATAGATAATCTAGCTCCGATCTTAATATCAGTAGCACATACCTTAGTATTATCTCCGCTCTTATCCATCTCTCCAGATAACTCTACCTCATGGAATACGCTATGTGCTGGATCATAATATCCAAAACAATCTAACGGATACTCACAAGCGTGAAAACCTGTATCACAGCACTCCGCTCTTTCTGTGTGAAATTCCTTACCCTCCTCATACTGATAACCTCTACAGGTAAGATCTTTGTTAAATCCTTTAAATGCTCTCATAGATTTTTCTCCTTTTCTATGTGTGTTATTTTTATTGATAAATAACTTAATCCTCAATATGAGGAAAATTTAGATAGTTTTTGAAAAATATTTTATTTACTATTTTCCATTCTTTCTCTAGTACGATTTACCTTAAAAGTCTTAACCGCTAAGAGCTCATCTTCTGGGATCTGGAGGAGATACTTTACCTGCTCCAGCATTAACTCTACATCTGCGATCTCCTCTACTAAGTTATCTCTGGCAATAGCCTTTTTATCCTCCGCTACAGGCTGTCCTAGTCCTGTTTCTACTCTACGGTACTTATTTACCGCCTGTATGAGCTCTGCACACTCCTCTACTAACTGGTTACTCTGTGCCTCATACCCATAGTACTTAGCTGTTTCTAAGTTCATCTCTCTAATTTTACACATAATATTTTCCTCGCTTTTTATAATAATCTCCAGTTCTCTAATACCTTTTCCATACTGCTATACGGACACCACGCCTTAGAGTTTTTATCATATACACATAAACACGGTACAGGATCCGCTTTACTGGTTTTACACCTCTTTACCATCTTACAGGCTGTTTCTATCGTATATATCTGCCCTGTAATAAAGCCCATAGATGTTTTACCGATAAACTCAGCTCTCACTATTCTAAGTGCCTCCTTATCAATGCTCTTATACCGTTTCCTGTTAAGTTATCCAGATCCACTAAGCGATCATCCAGCCCTCCTAAGGCATTTATAACCGCTCTGAGTGCCTCCCTGCTCTTATACAGATCCTCCATTAAAGTATCCTCAATGAGGTAATACTCCTTAGGATCTCCAAAGGATACCGCTATGGCATAATCCTCTTTTCTCATGGCTAAGCTCTGCTCCTTAGCCTTATCTATCCAGCTCTTTTTTACTGTGATACTCTGGCTAGGGTTCATCTTTGTTTTTGCCTCTATAAAGAGAGCTCCTGCTATTACATCCCCTTTTAGGAATGGAGTAGATCCAGATCCTACTACCTGCCTACCTCCTATAGACTTAGCTATACGCTTTTCCTGTTTTGAGCTCTTAGCTCTTGTACTATCTTTCAATCTCTATCTCTGCCTCCACGTTTAAATACTGATCCCTAAGTTTTCTCCACAAAGCCTCTCTAACCCTGCCTCTAAAGAAAATAGGCTTTACCTCGTATACCATACTAATTATGCTTACGCTATTCATAGCATCCTGCATACTCCATCTACCATCACAGGCTCTATCATTAGCCCACCCTGTAAACTCCTTAAATGTACAATCCTTAATTTTCTTTTTCATTTACTTACTACTGCCTCCTCTTACAAAGAAATTGATAATAAACATCACAAAGAAAATAACCTTAAAGGAAACTCCAATCCCTAACAAGCCAGCTACAAAAACTATTAAAAACTCTCTACCAGAGTTACTCCTGCTAATATTAAAATTGCAAGTACTACATACCAAAACATTACTCAGCCTCCTTAGTTCTCAAAAACTCATTTACTAAATAAAAATCTTTATCCATAATAGATAAATGCTCCTTAGCATCTAATCTTTTATACACTATTACAGGGCTTTCCTTAGGCTTTCTCTCTTTCTTAGGTTTCTGAGCTCTCAATACCTCATACGCCCCTACTGTAGGGATAATCATATACCCCTTACTCTCCAGAAAAGCCTCAAACGCCTTTAGCTTGCTTATGTGTAACATATTTCTAATAGCCATTATTACTCTGCCTCTCTTTCTTCTAATCTCACTCCGCCATACTCCCAGAGATCCTTTTTCATCTCATCCATATCTAGCTCTCCATTTTGCCAGCGTTCATAGTACTGTAATACCAGCTCTGTAAACTCTGGTATCTTCTTTGCATAGGTCTTTTTCCAGTAATGATCCATGAGTACCTCCATAGGGAGTACTAAGAGTAATGTCATAGCTGTATTTATGGCATCCTCCATAGCCTCCTGTTTGATCCTCTTAAGATCCTCCTCTGTTACCTGCCTTACTGCATTATGGAGCTGTGATCTGGTTAGATTATAGGTTTTTACCTGCTTACCTTTCTGCTTTTCAAGCCTACGCCTCTCAGCTCTACCCATGATATACCGCCTCTACTTTCCACCGCTTAAGAAACTCCTCCAGAGAGTTATACTCAAACTTATAAGCTCTTACCGATACCACCAGTTTATTTCCTGTGCATCTGGTTTTAATCGGATACACCTTACCGCTCTGGAGCTCACACTCTACCCCTATGTATCTAGCTTTTATCATCCTGCTCCTCCTGCATACTTGCATCTTTTTACATGGGAACATCTAAAAATACAGGAAATACCATAATCCATCTCTACAAAGTAATACTTTCTACCTACCAGAAATAAATTATCATTATCTCTTACATAATCTGTTCCGCA